AGAAAATTTCAATTCCCTTCCAATAAACAGGCAAATCAGTTTTCAAAAGACATAGCAAATTCTGGTGTTGGTACTGGAGATGTTAAAGGGAACAAAGTAATAGGTGTTATAACAAGTGGTAGTCCAACAGTGGTAAAAAGTGCTATTGCAAAGTATTTGAAGAAGAATCGTGGTAAGGAACTGAATGAATCCGTTGAACTGGATGAAGCAAGTCAACGATTCGGTGGGGACACGAACATTCCTGCGGATAAGAAAACCAAAGCACATATCGAAAGTGGTAAGGCATTGATTCATAATAATGTATTATCTTCTCTCCATCCTTCTGCTCGGTTTGTTGTAATTAGAAACCCCAACAAGGGTAGCAACCAAGACAAGTTTATGATGTTTACCATCAGTGACCCAATGAAGGGTCGCATCAAGATGTTCGCATTCCACGGTACACATGTTAGTATCCAAAAAGCAATGGACTTTGCAAAGTTACATAAACTTGTTGCAAAAACTGATAGGTACGGAAGACCTCTTTATGCAAAAGAATCCGTTGAAATGGATGAAGCCAAATCCGATTTTACTATTACTGCAACAAAGAACAACAAGGTGGTCGAAACTATGCCAGTTTCAAAGCGTGAAATTAAAGATGTAGTGAAGTTCCTGAAGCAATCCCATAAAGGGGCAAAGATTACAGTAAAAGATGCCAAAGGCAAGGTAATTTCTACAGAATCTACCGACCATCAATTCCAAGGGCAATATCTACAATCCGACAATAAACTAAACTCAATCCTGAAAACAATTATTGACATTGACTAAAATTATGGTATCATTATATTATGCACACAAAGACCTTTGAACACAAAGACCTAGATTATACATTTGAAAATTGTCCAGCCACAACTGGCACCGATGGAACACGATTCTATACTACACCAGATGGACATAAATATCCAAGTGTCACTACGGTCACAGGATTCGAGAAAAAGGCATTCTTTGCAGAATGGCGTAAAAAGAATCCAAAAGAATCTAGACGAGTATTAAACAGGGGAAACAGATTTCACGACACAATTGAAAAGTATCTTCAAAACGATTTGAGCATTTGTTTTGATGATGCCAGTCCATTGGACAGGATTCTATTCGAGCAAATTAAACCAGAACTTCATAAGATAGACAATATTGTGGCACAAGAAGTACCATTGTATTCTTCTTTACTCGGTCTTGCGGGCAGGGTGGACTGTGTGGCGGATTATGACGGTAAAAAGTCAATCATCGACTTCAAGGGGTCTACAAGAGAAAAACGAAAAGAAGATATTGATAATTACTTCATGCAAGCAACGGCATATGCCATTATGTTCCAAGAGAGAACAGGCATAAAGATTGATAACATAGTTATTCTAATATCATCAGAAGATGGGGCTGTCCAATCATTCGTAGACAACCCCATTAAATATACTAAAAAACTATTCAATTGTATAGAAAATTATTGCAATTTAATGCAATGATAGAATGCTGGTGGCATCTGTGCCAGTTGCTTTAACCTGAGTTACATTAACTGGTAAAAGTGTTCCAACAGGGATATTCTTAAAGGTAACAACATTTCCGCCTGTAAAGCCGTAATGCTGGGCGCCAACGGTACTAGCGACTGGTATTGGCATTCGTACTGAAATATCTGCCGTTACACCATTCGGTCCATTGCCAATGTATAGCGATTTACACCGTCCACCATAAATGCGGGCGGTATCAGAAGGGGTAACAGAATGAATTTCGTTGTATTTTGGATATGACATTGTTATATAACTCTCCTATTATAGTTTATACTCTACTCACATATTATATATACTATAAGAAACCTCTATTATTTAGGAGAACCGATGGATTCGTTCAAAGATAAAAACCCAGCATTATTTACAGAAAAGAAGGCTGTCAAGAAGATGGTTATTCGTAAGGGCAAGAAAATCAAGAAATTTGTTTGTCCAGAAAAGGGGTATGATTTGGAAAAACCGGGTAGTAAGAAGTGCGTAAAAGTTAGTGCATCCAAGCAAATGAAGAAAGAGAAACAGGCAATTAAAACTGCAAAGAAATCAAAATCTAAAAGGGCTATTGCCAATGTAAAACGAAAACGAAGCATGAAGAAAAGAAAAGGTATTCATGCAAAGTTTAAAAAGGAAGGATTCTTGACTTGGAGTGATTTCATTTCAGAAAATGAAAGGGATTATAAGAAAGAATACAAAAAATATCATAGTAGCCCAGAACAAAGAGCAAATAGAAGTAAACGAGTTCTTGCAAGAAGGCAACTAGAAAAAGAAGGTCGTGTATGCAAGGGTGATGGTAACGATGTAGACCATAAAGATGGCAACCCACAAAATAATGACAATGGAAATTTAAGAGTATTATCTGCCAAAAAGAATAGAGGCAGAGATAATAATAAATGGAGAAAGTGAATTGAAAACATTTAAGCAACACCTTTCAGAGGCAAAAAATCTTCACATGGAACACCTTGAAGATTCTTTATTCAATGATGGGTCAAAAGGAGTAGAGGAAGCGATTCGTTTTCTTGAATCGGTGACGGATATGTTGAGTGGAAATTCTTCTAAGGGTATAGATGTCACGGTCAAGTGGGATGGCGCTCCTGCTGTGTTCTGTGGTATACATCCAGAAACAGGAAAGTTCTTTGTAGGGTCGAAAAGTATATTCAACAAGACACCCAAAATAAATTATACCAATGCAGACATTAAAAAGAATCATGAGGGCGGATTAGTATCCAAACTGCAATATGCATTGAAGTATCTAAAGAAACTAAACATAAAGGGTATAGTCCAAGGCGATTTAATGTTTACTCCCGGAGATATTAAAACCCAAACAATAGACGGTGAACGGTATTATACATTTACCCCCAACACAATTACCTATGCAGTACCAGTTGATTCAGACTTTGGTAAAGAAATAAACAATTCAAAAATTGGTATTGTGTTTCATACAAGATATACAGGTAGAACTATGTCGAACATGAAGGCATCGTTTACTCCCAACATAAAGAGATTTAAAAAATCAAGTTTAGTATGGTATCAGGATGCAGACTTTAGAGATACTTCTGGTTCTTCTACCCTTACAAAATCTGAAACAGATGATTCATATGCTAACATCGAAAATATCAAAACACTATTAGAGGATTCTAAGGATTTTATCGATGAGTTGGCAGCCAATTCATCATTGATAGGTTTAATTAAAGTTTATGGTAACAGTAAAGTCCGCGAAGGGGTTACAAAACTTTCTGCGAAGGAATTTAAAAATTATATAAATGACAAATTGCAGGAAGCCATAGACAAATTAAAAACTGATGCAGCGAAGAAGAAGAAAGACGATTTAAGAAAAAAATTAGTTGGATACTTATCCAAAAATTCTAAAAAATTAGATTCTGTCTTTGAACTTCATGGCGCATTAACCGATGCCAAGATTCTTATAGTAAAGAAATTAGAAAAAATTAAAAGTATAGGTACTTTTATTAAAACAGATAACGGATTTGATGTCACTGCACCAGAGGGATTTGTCGCAGTAGACCGAATGAGTAACAGGGCACTCAAATTTGTGGATAGATTAGAATTTAGTATGCAAAACTTTAATGTATCAAAGAATTGGACTTAGTTGAACAGGGAAAGTATATTGCCAAAAACGGCAAGGAATGTAATGAGTAGAAAACAAGGAGAAATATTATGACTACTTTAGCAAGCGCAGAAGGATTTTTAGGAACGATTTGGTTTACCGCATTGGTATTCGTGGCGGGAGCATTTATTGGTGCCCCGATGTGGAACTGGGTAAAAGCAAAATTTCCTTGGAATCAGTAATTAAAAACATTGGTGCATTCCTGCGGTTGGTTAGAAGTATCGGAGGTGATATATCGGTGAACTATTTATGAAAAAGAAAAGTAAAACCATATTGGAAGAAAAGGGGAAGGCTATCGTCTTCACTTTTGGTAGATTCCAACCCCCAACCGCAGGGCATCAATTACTAATGGACAAGGTTAAATCCGTTGCAAAGAAATCAAAAGCAGAGCATCGGATATTTACCAGTTCGACTAACGACAAGAAAAAGAATCCACTGACTCATAAAGAAAAAGTATCATACATGAAAAAGTTCTTCAAGGGCATGAACATTTCGACCGATTCATCTATTCGTACTCCGTTCGAGGCATTACAATCGATGAGTGATGAAGGATATAAGCATGTCATCATGGTTGTGGGTGGGGATAGGGTTGATGAATTCCGTAAAAGGGTAGTCAAGTATATAGGGGATGACGGATACCAATTTGATTCATTTAATGTGGTGAGTGCAGGTAAGCGTGACCCCGATGCAGAAGATGTAACAGGAATGTCTGCATCAAAGATGCGAAAAGCGGCATCGGACGGCGACTTTGCAACATTCATTAAAGGATTACCTTCAACATCGAATATAACTCTCAGCAAAAAACTATACAATTCGTTGCGTAAACAAATGAAGATTACCGAAAAGGTCGATAATATAAATAAAAAGAAGAAACTCCCGGTTGAAGACGGCACAGACGAATCAAGAGAAGACCGACAAAAATTAACACCCGGACAATCAGTAGAAAAATATACAAAGGAAACTATGAATTATATCGACTTAAAAATAAAATTGGATGAAGGTAAAACCGAATTTGCTGTTGCCGGCACCGCAAGTGGTATGTTTATCAAAGCATTTCCCACAGAAAAAATTGCACGACAATATATAAAAAATACTTACAGTCAGAAAAAGAAACTAAGAGGAAAACTTGGAGTTATTGAAGTTCCACTTGGTGCAAATGTCGTGAGTAATCAAATGAAGAGATTTGGTAAAATCAAAGTTGTAAAAGAATCCGTTGAACATTTGGATGAAGGACTAACTGCACGGCATCTGAGCATGTCGGGTGAAGGTAGAGAATTATGGCTTTATATTGACAACGATGCCCAATTATATAAACAACAAGGTCTGCCCATTATCAAGAATCTTATGACCAAGAAAGCGCAAGGAAAATATGATTCTAAACTTGCCGCTAAACTCTATATGTACTTGGTTGATAATGGTGCAAAGAAATATGTAAAAGAACATGGTTCAAAGGGTTATTCGTGGACGACTACATTCGATAAAAAAACACGAATGGAAGTGGCAAAAGAACTCGTTTCTTCTTTTGAATCAGAAGCAGAATCTGGTGCATATGACAATTTCATTCCAAAGAAATATCAACAAAAAGAATCCGTATCTATTGAAGAAGAAATTAGTCCTGAACAGGCAAAGAAAATGGGCATCAATATGCCCCTATCGGGTAAAGGTTATCCTTACAACGAATCATATATAAACTCAAGAGGAGAAAAAATGAAAACATATAAAGATTTTAAAAATACATTATCAGAGCAAGGTGAATATACACCATCTGGAATGAAACATACAGGCAGTGATGCAAGGGACAGTAATGTGCCTCTGCATGACCTTGGAAATCCAGAAGCATTAGGCGCAGTAAACGCATTCATTGAACAGTATACCTCACAAGAGTACATGAATCCTCGTCAGGCAGTGGCACAACTTCGTGCAAGGTTGAACACTTGCGGGTTGCACTTTGACTTCCAGCCAAACGGTACAGTAGTAGAAGGGACAGAAGAATATCCTCTTACTCTGTTTGGTGGTCGTTCTGGTTGGGACATGGAAAAGGGTGGTATGTCAGAAGATGACGGCATTACACCAAAACTAGGATACGGATTGTCAATGCAAATAGAATACACTGTTGCAGAAAGTGGATTGTATCGAATCGGTGCAAAGATTATAAAACAAACAAAAGCAAAAGGAGAGTAACCAAGAATAATGCAACAAGGGGTGATTATGAAGTTTAAGAATCTGGATGAAAATAATTTTCTGATGTATGCAATGAAGTTATACGAAAATCCCCAATGCCTAGGGATGGAAGAATTCCAGGAAGATTTAAACAGAATTAAGTATGTAAAAAGATTATTAAGACGATACCACAAAACAGGTATTCTTAAAGAAAGGCTCATACTTAATCACATAATAGTTATTGCAAATGTATTTGGTATAGAAGGGTCTATTAATATGTTATTCTATAAATTAGAAAAAGATTTACACTCGTTGCTGAAAACATTCTTGGTGTTTCTCCAATATATTCCTGTCAATGAACCAAAGTATGACCTCATTCCTCTCGACAATATAATCATTGATAATTTAAGGAAACTCTAGTATGGGAATATTCAACGCATTTATAGCATATAAATTTATTAAGATTCTTTCTATGCCATGGAAAGAAACCGATGCGTTTAAATTTGGTATTATTGATAAGAAGGGCAAAGTTCTAAAGAAAATGAAAGACCTTAGAACGAGCGAAGAACGAAAGTCATATACTATCTTCCATAGACTTATTTGGAATCTTAAAAAACTTCTTGAAAAACTTCCTATATTCAAATCACGGATTGCAAGTTTTGCCGCCGCTTTATATCTTATCAAAGAACAGGTAGACCCAGAAGGAACACTAATAGAAGATATGTTCTTGGACTACCTAAAAGAAAATGGTTGTGATGTTGATTCAATGATGCTCAATGAATCTTTTGAAATGCGAGATGGCACAATCAAAAGAGGATTGTATATCATAGAAGGTAAGAATATATTCATAGAAGAAAATATAAAAGCATTCGATGAAATTCTTGGCATACCATTGTTCAAGATTGATTTTCTTGGAGAAGAAAAGATAATTACAAAAGAAGAAGCCATCGCTAATGTTGCAGGTGGTGGTGAAAATATTGCAGGACTTGACGGTAAGCCGCCTGTGCCAAAGAAACCAAAAGTCCAAAGACGAGCAGGGGTAACAGGCGGAATTGCTGAAGCAAATAAAAAAGAATATGTTGAACTTGATGAAGCATGGACAGCAGACAGTGTGATTAAGAATGCCGAAATCGGTTCTAAAAAAGGTTATGGTATCAACATCAAAAGGGGTGGTGGAGTTACCAAAACTCCATTCAAACACATGCTCCTGACAATGCAGAAGCATAAAAATGTTAGAGTAACTTTCGACCACGGTAAAGATGTGTTTGAAGGGACTCCCCAATCAGTTGCCATTCACATTAATCAAACTCTTGGTATCAAAGAATCCGTTGAAAAAGACCTCATTAAAGAAAATATACAAACTGGTCCACCTGCCACAAGTAAAGACGAAACTCCTGCATCATTCGCAGGTGCAAGGATATTCAAAGTATCATCGGAAGAATACTGCAACTGTTTACAGGGTAGAAAGAAACACGAACGATGGAAACGGAAATTGAATATGGATAACATAGACAACCAATCAATCCGTTCGTATGCACACAAGAATCCGGGTAAATCAATCATCGTACAAAACGATACTACTGGCGAAATGTCATATTTACTTAGATAGTTTACTGTGTAATAATTTACAAATGTAATAAGAATCGACAATATCCGAAACAGGATTCGATATGTCTTTTTGGTCAGGAGAAATCATTTTCTTTAAATCGACACATGTGTGTTTATAGAATGCACTGTGCATATCCGTCTTTGACGCATTGCCTTTATTTGTTGCAAACTTCTTTACTTCGGTGGGTGCAACCACTTCAATAGGAACGCCTCTTTGATATATTTTATATTTGAGTATGCCCGTGTTTTCTGCAATTTGAAATAGTCTGTTTCCCTTTGCACCAAACGCATATCCCTCTAATGCAACTTGTTCACATCCTACTATTCTATCACACGCCCAATCTGCAATGGTTTCATATCGTGATGTTTCACAATTCCATTGGTTGAACCGTTCACCAAATATGTTATCGTTGAACATTGTTGCATACTTCTGTGTATTAGTAAGGAAATAAAAACTACAAGTTTTAAACGAAAAAGAACCATTCTCACTATTGTGTATACAAATAGCGGGGCCCCGTAAACTGTAGTCTATTCCTGCGATAATCATCTGTAACTATTTATATAAGTTTATATAAGTTCTAAGAGGAATCGTCCGACATATAATCCGACAATAAAGCCAGAAATAATAACAGCACCAGTTGTAATATTTCCAACTACACTACCCTCCATTCGTAGTAACTTCTTCAAGTTGTTCCATCTGTTCATGTAAGATGCTCCCTTTTATCCAATCTAGATATTTTGCGATGTTCGTTGCAGAACATTCTGTGACTAATTTTTTATTTTCAAACACACGCATCATGGTGAATGTGCTTATAACTCCTACGACATATTCCTTACCATCAAACTTTGCGAACACTCCACCACCAGAATCTCCGAACCACACACTTGCACCGTGTGGTATGAATTTAATTTTGTTCGGTTCTTCTACTAATGTGCCAAAGTAAGTAAACAACCATTTCTTACTATACTTCTTATATCCTTGTGAATATCCTACTGTAGTAATATTCTGATATCTGTACATCCACTCTACACATCCAATTGTTGCTGGCTCATAATCTGATTCGCATTCAAGAAACACCAGACCAATATCGTCACTCACAGAGAAGGATGTAGTACTGTAACTAGGGTGTAAGATTGTTTTCTTCACCATAATTTCTTCTTCACCTATGACCAATGAGAAGATATCGTCTTCGTCTAGACAATGTGCAGCCGTTAGAGCAACATCCTTCTCTATGAGAATTGCAGAACCTACAAGTGAACCATCTTCTCGGTGCAATGAACCTACTGATGGATATGGGTCGTGTTCTTCAGTTGTTGGAGTGAACCACCTGTCAAGAGGGTTTGAAACCTTCGGTGGTGTAATATCGATAACGATGTCGGTTGTGATTTGAGGGGGTAGGACGGACGCCTGAGGGACTTTACACCCTACAATTAATAACAAAGATGCTGAGAGATACCTAAATAAGTTTTTCATACTCCTACTATGACTATTTATGGAATTTGTGAACCGTATTTGGCATTTTTATTTAATTTTTATTAAAAAACCTCCTACACTTCTGTATAAGAGGCTTCTTATTGTTTGATGTTACTTCTTTTTCTTTAGTCTTCTGATTTAACTTCCTCATCGGTAGTATCAGACACTATTGGATTTGTTTCTTGAGGTGTAGTAGTGGGTTCAACATTACCATATTGTTTACTCACAACACCACGAATGGTATCCGATGTTTCTGGGTTATTGGTTTGAACTTTTCTAGTCCAGTTTAAAAAATCTTTCATATTCATTGTAGTATATTCCTTATTATTATTTATAAAAATCTCTACTTGTGCCAACCATTCTTGATTTTGATTTTGGATACAATGTTTTTAGTCATTTTACTTGTCATTCGTGATGCAATACCATCCTGACCGAAAATTGCTTTTCGTTCTTTATCGGTGAGTTTGTCTTTCATCGCTTCTACGAGTTGAACAATCTCTAACATTGCTTTTTCGTTGTTCTTGCCATTGAGTAGCATAAATCCAACAATAACCACCGTCAATAAGAATCCACCCACAAACACATATAGTCCAACTTGTGCCATTTCCTCAAGATAGTATTGTGATGCTGTTGCAAATCCTACGGTAA